AATCGTCTAAGTGTTGGAATTGTGATACCAAGTAATTCACTTGCTTTTTTTGGTTTAACATAGTTGTTTTCATTCATTTATATATCTAATATATAAATATCTTGTCTTTAAATCACAATTAAATATATAAAATTATATTTAATTACATATTAAGGATATAGGACATTGCTCTCAATTGGTTATTCAATACCAGTAGTAAATTGGAATATTTTGAATGATGTTTACATGTACAACTTACAATTTATTATTGAAAATTTTGATGAAGCAAAAGAACTTATTAGTCGTGGCCGTTTAAATGAAATTGTAATGAATATTATAAATAGTCATCATAGTAATATGGATTTTTTTGATACTGAGAATTTTAAAATTCTTATGACATTATGTTTAAAGCTTAAAATTTTTTATCATACACACAATGGAACCACATATGAATACGATTCTGAAGAATTTTTTAATTATATGGATAGATATATGATCATAAGTCATGAAAAAACAAAAAGTTTGTTGTTTATTGAAAAATACAAAAAAATTATAAAAGAAATAAAAGAAGAAAAAAAAGATGGTAAAAAAAGAAATAAAAGTAAACGAAGAAGCAAGAAAAAAAGTAAACGAAGAAGCAAGAAAAGAAGCAAAAGAAAGATGTAAATTAATTTTTTAAACTTATAAAAAGTTTAAAAAAAAAATATAAAACAACAAACAACAATTATTTTTTGACTTTAATAGCCATTTTAATTCCCATAGCTTGTAATTCTTGCATAAGTAATTTAGAAGCATAAGGAAAATTACATTTAGATATTTTATCACTATCACAAGCTTTACATTCAGTAGGTGTAGTCGAAACATTATTTTTATTTTTTGAGATAGTCTCTAGTTAAAAAAAACATTTGAATAGTCAATCGAAAATGTCTGTACATTTTGTTCTATATTTTTTGCGTTATTGTTACCATGACTTATAAAATAAGGGATAGATACATTTTTTTCTATCCATTTATTTGGAATAAGCCGATGTACGTGAAGAAAAATTAAATTATCTGTTACAGTGCAATTAAAATGATGGAATTCATACTTTGAAAATAGTTCTCCAAAACTCATATCTTCTTCAATTTCTCTATAACCCTCGTCCGTCAACGAACACACATACCCTTCTCCTGCTTGTGTCGTTGGACACCTGTCATCACAAGCAGTACCTAAAAACAACCAATCCAATTGTTCTTCGGGTTGTTTTGTATAGGTTACGTCGAAGGAGGTATCATATATGCACAAACGATATGATATATCGTACATATTTGTTTGTGGTTTTATCCATTCGTTACATGTATTACACTCTTCTAACATTATTGAATAAAATAATGGAATAGATAACGACAGTAAATATAATAAATATTTCATTTTGTATTTACAATGTTCCTCTTTAAATTGAAAAAGAAAAAGTAAAAAAAATCAACATAGTAAAAATTGATTTTTTTGTATTTTTTTAGTATAAAAATCAGCTTCGAAGAAAAATGTCAGAATCTGTACTTTCTTCCACTATCTACCCACAAGGAACCCGTGTTAGTTTTCAGCATTCCGTCCAAGGATTAATTCAAGGAGTCGTATCAAGATCATATTTCACGCAGAGTAGAGCTATATCAACCCATACAGATGGACTTGTGTATGTTATAGATGTTATTCATCCTAATAGAGGATTAATAAATTTTGTCAAGCAACCTTCAGATATATGTGTTATTGAAGATGTATAGTATAATTTAAATATATAAAATTTAATCATTTTTATTAAATTCTATAAAATTTTGAAATTCATTTGAATTTTCAAAATTTAAACGTTCTTTAATTTTAGATTCAATTATATCTTTTGCTTTAGCGAAATCCATCTTCATTTTATTTTGAAATTCTTTGAGATTCAAAATTTTAAATCAATTATTTTTAAGTAGAAAACCAAATTAGTTATTCACATAATTTGTCACACAATTTCCAGCCGAGCTACCGTATGCGTCCAAAATATTGAAATATCCCCCGCAATTATAGGCGACTCCGTGAGTTAGAGCATCGGTATTGATAGGAGGGTAGTTGGGAACTTTGTAGGTAGGAGTGTAATCAGGTTCAGTAAATCCTTCAGTTACAGGAGCTGCTGTTGGTTGAGCTACTGAAGCTGCTGGAGCTGCTGGAGGTAGAGCTGGTGGAGCTGCTGGAGGTCTAGTTGGTCTTACCATACCAGCTTCAACACCGGCTTCAACTTTTGCTGCCGAAGTTGGGATGTTTCCTTGAAATTTAAAATCTTTATCTGATGTTTGAAGGGTTGCTGCAACTTCAGCCAAAGAACAATTATTATATCTGGCTAATCTAGCATAATGACATGCTGGTCCATTTACTGATCCGTAGTATGAATTCATTTTTTATTGATAGACAAGAGAAAAAGAAATTTTTATTTTTTAATTTTTTATATTTGAAAAAAATATATGAATTTATTTATAATTATCTAAAAACTTATTCTACACATATGACATTTATCAATCTTTGAAAAACATGTACTACAAGCAGAATGTCCACATTTCTTCATAATGACAACTTTATCCTTTTGATATGGTTCAAAACATATTTGGCATGTTTTCTTTAATTCAATCATCATATCAATATATTCATTTGCTAAAAATGTAGGAACTTCTTTTTCATTTTCTTCTTGAATAGTTACCGGTGTTGAAAAAATACTTATTCCACGAACTACCAATCTAGGTGGTGAACTTGGAGTATTATCCACGGAAGATGTAGAAATTGGAGTAAATCCTATTCTTCGTCTAACACGTCTATTAGTATCACTATATGGAGTTCTAAGATACCTCATCATATTAACTTGGGTTATAAATCGATTTTCTAAATGTTCACTCTCAATATGAAAACCATTAGAAGAAACATGATTGTAATCAGCTCCCTTTGATATTAACCACTTACATACTGGATTATGATTATTTTGATATGCAACTAAAAGAGGAGTCATACCTCGTGAATCAGGTTTATTTAAAAAAGTTGATATATTCACTCTATGAGTTGTGAAAATTTTTACAATATACATAAATCCTCTTTCACATGCATGATAAAATGCGGTTTGTCCAAGATTATCTTGAATATCAGTTGAAGCGTTCAAAATATCCAATAAAAGAGTAATAATATCATGTTTTTTATATCTCACGGCATAATGAAGTAATGTTGTGCCAAAATTTACACTTTTAGAATCGACATGAAATCTTCCGGAAGTACATAAATTTCTAATAGTTTCAGAATCATTTTGTGTAATACGTTTTTGTAAAAAATACATTGTTCTAATATCACCGTAATAATTATATATTCTTGGTCGAATTTCGTTTTCAATATTCATCATAATAGATTGTAAAAAAGTAATTACAAAAAAAGTTTTAAAATCATTTTTTTACAATCTTTCCATAAAAGAAAATGTCATTTTTATATAATTTTTTAATTCAATTCTTTTATAAACCACACCCTGATATTATTGAAAATAATACAAAAAATGAAGAAGATGATGATATTTTCATTGTAAAACATTTAGTTACTATGAATGACATAAAGTCAGTTAAATTAAATCCTGTCAAAGAATCAAATACATCTCAAAAAGAATACGATGATTTGAAAAAACTTATTTTAAATGTAAAACTTAATCATGTAAAAATTGATGATAAACAAAATAAACAATATAAACATAGACATCCAGTTTTAAATGAAATACGTGAAAAATTTAAAAATAAATAAAATAATATAATAAATGAGTAATAGTAATGATCCTATGAAAACGTCTGGATTATGTTGTAAAAATGTAATACCTGCAAATTATACAACGCCGTTTTATACAACTAAATATGCTTCTAATATTACAAATGAACAATATGGAAATATACAAACAATCACCAGTAGCACAATGCGTAAAAATTATGCTGAGAGAATTAAATATATTATGAATGATAATTCGAATGAGGTTGGATTAAGTTCAGGTGGAGGGGAATATGTAATTCCGAATTATAAACATCGATATGATCAATTTCACAAGCATAATTGTTTTGATTTTGGATATCAAAAATTAAGAAATGCTTACGGTAACGGAAATAACGGACAATGTAAAATTCATTATGAAGATTACTAATTAAATTCTATCACATTTCTTCATCATCATCTAAGATTGCTCCAGCTGGAGGTCCCGATTCTTCTACGATTCTTTTTATAACATGATTACCATTTTCTAATAAATTATAAGAAGCATATTCAAATTTACGTGAATATCTATGAGTTATGTCTCTATGGTTTTCTAGATTAAAAGTTACAGCAAATCTGTCTATTAAACAAAAAAAAGTTGGCTTTAAAGCTTTATGAACTTTATAAAAATCATTCACAGTATTATCCTCGTCGTGATATCTGTTATGATCAATAATAAATAGATATTTTCCATTAGAATACACGTCATTAATAATAGTAGTAAAATTTTCTATTGTCATTTTATTAGTGAAATCTAATGTATTCAATATTATAAGAGTGTCTTCGAATTTCTGAGCTGGCGTAAGATCTCCTCCACGAGGTACTAGTTCCGATAAAAACAATTGCGGTATTCCATCCATCCCATCAGAATTTTTTCTTCTAGATTTAGATTTAGATTTTTTTGTTATTCTTCTTCTAGATTTAGATTTAGATTTAGATTTTTTTGTTATTCTTCTAGATTTAGATTTAGATTTTTTTTTCATTTATTCTATATAATAAAAATTATATATAAATAAAAAATATATATAAATAAAATGGCTACAGAAATAAAAAGTAATGATGATGAAGTAATCGAAGAACAACAAAAAGCTATTAAATTTTTAAGTCCACCTAAAAAAGAAGATAAAGATAATAGTGATTTTATTGACAAAAAAAATAAAAGTATATATAAAAGTTTTATCACTATTATATTTTCCGCGTTATGTTTAGTTATTTCATTAGGTATAAATGAAATGTTTAAACTTATACTAAATAATCCTACAAAAGGTCAGACAATTAATACACGTGAAATATTATATTACTTTATTTATATATTTGTAACAATTACACTAACTTTATCACTAGCTTACTTTAGCAATGTGGAAATAGTTTAATAAATTAATCTAAACACAAAATTTGTGTAATAAAAAACGAATGGAACATCACAAAAACAAAATTCCAAGTTCTTATAGATCTTATAGTCTTCATATTGCTTTAGAAAAAGCAGATTTAAAAAAAGATTGGGTTGCATTTAAAGAAATTATTAAAATAGAACCAGAATTTTTGAAAAACCATTTAAATCTAACTTCAAATATTTTTGATTATAACTATCTTAAACTTTCAAAAGAACAACAAGATGATTTATTTGAGAACTAAAATTTTTTTTATAACAAAAAATCTGTTATAAAATATAAATAAAAAGCAAATGATCGACAATGATATTACAGAAATAGTTCCACATTTATTTTTATCAAACTGGTTTACAAGCAATAATCCATATGTTTTAAATAAAAATAAAATAAAAGCAGTTATAACTTTAGAAACGATGAATAAACCAGATAATATTTTATTATATCAAAAAATGAATGGAATTCAATCTTTATATATTAGATTACCTGATAGTCCGTCAGCAAATATATATCAATATTTTGATATGACTTATGATTTTATAAATGATAAAATATCGAGAGGAGAAAATGTATTGGTTCATTGTTATGCAGGTGTTAGTAGAAGCTCATCTATTGTTTTAAATTATATACTTCGAACATTTTATCAAAATGAAAAACCTAAAGCAAATCCACAAGAAGTTTTATATTCAGTTCTAGAATTTGTTCAACGAAAACGACCTGTTGTAAATCCAAATCAAGGATTTCTGAACCAATTACTTCAAAAAACTATTCAATATAGCAAAGAACATGAAAAACCAGAATATTTTTGTATAAGGAAAAGACATTCTTCATATTTTTGAAAAAAAGATGTTTCATAACAATTTTGGGTAAATTTTAATTTCACCACCAATTTCTTTATAAACTTCTTCTCTTGATTTAAAGTGTTTTTCTAAAATTCCATTATTATCTACTAAATCAAATACAGTTGGAATACCTTCTTGGGTTCTCATAATTCTACCCAAAATTTGAATGAAGTAGTTTTCTAAATCTGAAGCCAAAATGAGTGTGTCTAATTTTTTAAAATCAAAACCTGTTCCTGCCTTCATCACGCTTGCTACTAATATTCTACAAGTTCTATCAAAAGTCTGTTGACTCTTAAGTAAGCTCGCAACATTTTCACCTTCCTCTACCAAACGATCATATAAATATTGTCCTTGATTAACACGTTTAGTAAGAATTAAAATATTTCTATCCTTAAATTTTTTACATATCGATACAATTAATTCATTTCGTTCAACATTGTTGCACTGCGCTTCTAATATAGCTCCCCAATTCAATTTACCATTTTCTGTATATTCCATTTTTGGTTTAAATCCGGTATCTACTTTATATACGATATGTTTTCTTCGTAAGAGTCGAACTATTCGATTACATCCGAAATATAGTTCTATCAATGGATCAAGACCATCTTCTCTATATGGTGTAGCTGACAATCCAATCAAATAACGTGGAAAAATACATTGTAAGCTTTTAGCAAGTGATTCAGCCATTATTAAATGTAATTCGTCAATGATACAAAGAGCTATTTGTCGAAAGAAAGTCTTCTTTTTTTTAGGAATATTAACGGCATTCATTATAAAAAAATCACAGTCTTCGTCAAATTCATTTTTCGATGTAACTTTTTGTATTTTAGCTGTTGGGCAAAAATTTAATATAGACTCCTCCCATTGATTGATTAATACAATTTTATTTACGATAATCAAAGTTTTCAATCGAATCTCACATGCTAAATTAATTGCTAGTATAGTTTTTCCAAAACCTGTATGTAAACTTAGTATAACAGAACCAGTTTTTGATAAAGTTTGAAGAGCTTCTTTTTGAACAACCGCTTGTTCATCTCTTAATGAACCTGTGAATTTTTTTTTCATTGCAGGAAATTTGTCGCGAGTTCTACGAGGTAATTTTAATTTAGTAGCTCCATATGCAAAAGGTACATAAACATAATTATTCGAATCTAGATAGTAGGTAGAAATCTCTTTTTCTGGTGCACCTTTATTATATTTCCCATTTGGAATTTTCACAATCAGGTCATCGTTTGTAGTTTGAATTTGTTCATTAGTCAATTCTGATGAGTTTACAAGTAAAGACATTATTATATCTGAATATTTTTAATATATAACAATGTAAATAAATCTTAAAATCAATTATTTTTTTCTTTCTTTTTCTTTTTAGATGATGGTAAAATCTGAAAGAACAATACTATTACCATTTTCAACTTCAATCACAACACATTCTTTTTCTGCAATGGAAGCAACTTTAAAATTATTGCACATGAAAGGTTTAGGTTCATATTTTTTTTCAAATTGAATATTTGAAATATCACCAAATATTTGAATATTAAAATATTGATTTTCTTTGATCATTAGTACATGAAATATTCCAATGGAGAATAAAAGATTATATACATCCAATGCTACATTTTTATTTAAATGTCTAATTTCTACACAATTTTCCTTTTCAACTGAATTAATATCAATGATTCCTGCTAAGAGTTTTCGTCTGAAAGTCGCAGAATTTTTTTTACAAAATTCAGGAATATATTTTGAAGAACCAAAAAGAAATTTATACTGTTTTTTTATTTCATCGTCCAATAAAACATCTGAAATGAATATTATGTATTCATTTGAAGTAGACATTTTTTTTAATTTCAGAATATCAATTGTTTTCACAATAGATTTCATTATTTCTGTGGTATTTTTAATATGTATAAAAAAATTATTTGTATTTCCAATAAATATTCCTAAAATATAAGGATCTATTTTCAATTCGATTTCATTATAATCAACTATTGTTTTATGTATCGAAACTGTATTTTTGTTTTCATTATCCATCATTAAATAGTGTTTTACATCAATGTGATCAAATATACAATTTTTATTGTCGTATATTAAAAATTGTGTATTTTCACCTACAACAAAGCTATTTCCATATCTAGAAATGATTCTATAAAGATTTTCCTTTGAAAAATATTTCTTTTTTACTATGTTATGGTATGGTGCACCAACTAGAATGTCTTTTTCTTCAATATCCATTGCTTTTTTAAAAGTTCCATTCATTAATAAAATTTCAGTGTCTTTGTGAAAAACAATTTTCACATTAGTACTTTCTTCCATATTTTTATTTTAAAAGAAACATTTCTTTTAATCTTCTTTTTCAATAAAAGAATACATATAATATCCAAGCGATAAATATTTGATTATATCTTCTTGTTTATGATTATTTTCTTTGGATAATTTAAATTTATAATAAAATTCACATAATAGAAGAATTTCCTCTTTATTCATCTTACCTTCCTTTATTGATTCTGATAATTCTGATAAAAAATTCTGAAAACAAGAACTATCTTTTTCTTGTAATAGATTCATTTTTGATTTGTATTTCCTATTTTTTATTTTTAAATATAGATATAATGATTCCAAAAAAAATCACCGTATAAAAATTCTTTCCATTTAAAAAAATCATATTTTAATAAAAAATGAATATCGTCATAATCGTTTTATTCTTAATATTTCTATTTTTATTAGTATATTTCTTTAATTTTTACAGATATTTTAAATTAATGTACAATCCAAATTTATCTGAACATATCACAAACTATACTCATAAGAAAATGAATCGTATACCTGGTTTTAATTCGAAAATTATTGTATCAATTTCTTGTAGACCTCATAATGTTCATAGATTAGAATCATTATTGGCGTCTTTATTAGATCAAACAATTAAAATAGACCAAATTGCATTAAATATACCATATAAGACCAAAGACGGTAAAGATTATACAATAAAAAAGGTTTGTGAAGATGTTGTAAGCGTTTATAGATGTGGATATGATTATGGTAAGGAAAATAATATAGTTCCAACTTTATTACGAGAAGGGGAATATGGAACGGTTATTATTTGTTTAGATGAAAATATTATATATGGTCAAAATTTCTTGGAACTTTTAATAAAAACATCAGTTCAAAATAATAATTGTGCTATAATGTTCAATGAAGGAATGCTTGTGAAACCAGAATTTTTTAATAGAGATATATTATACGAGGATAATATTGCAAATGTAAAAAAATTTATAAAATCTCGTAAAATAAATTTTGAATATTATGAAAATTATAAGATGATGTAATAAAATAAAAAATAAATAAATGATTCAAAACGAGTTCAAAATTTTAATTTTTATAAGTCTAATAAGTTTTTTCGTTGATATTTTTACTGGACTTAAAACTTATTATAAAAAGTGTTTTACAAATCCAAAATTTTTCTCAATGTTATTTATACATCACGTTATATCTGTATTTACTTATATAGGATGGATGAGTTCTAATGTTTATGTTTTAATATACTACATTATATCAAATATAATGATTTACGTTCATTGGAATTGTTATAATAATAAATGTGCTATGGTTGAATATATAAAAAAGAAATGCGAAGAAGATGTTCCTTTTAGAGATCTATATTATTTTTTAGATTTAAAAAAACAAATGAAATATATTGGTGGATTTTTTATGATTCTAACTATAATAAAACTTTACAAAAAATATAATAATAGTGCTTAGAAATAAATATGAAATTTAAAATACTGTTTTTAGGTGATTCAAATGTTGGTAAATCTTGTTTAATCAAACGATTTATGGACGATACATTTGATAATCATCTACCACCAACAATATGCATAGATTTTAAAATTAAAAAAATAAAAGAAGATGTAAAAATTTATATGTGGGAAATAACTTCTCTTAATGATTGTCAATCATTTTTTAAAGATGCAGAAGGTGTTTTTATTCTTTTTGATTTAACAAATGAAAAATCTTTTTTTAATATACCAGAATATATAAGATATGTTAAAAATAATAATAATATCCCAATTATATTATTAGGAACGAAATTGGATGAATGTGCTGATAAAAGAATGATTTTATATCAAGAAGCTAAAAATTTTGCTGATTCTATGAATATATATTATTTTGAAATTTCATCCAAAGAAGAAAGTATAGAGAATATTCAACAAATATTTAATATAATGTATTCCGAAATTGAATATGAAAAACGTGAAAGAGAAATAAAAAAAACAAAGAAAAAAAAGAAAAAAAAATGCACCATACTCTGAGAAGAAAGTATATCTGAATTAAAAAGAAGACGAGAAAAAAAAATTTTATATAGGAAAAAAAATTCTATAAAAATTTACATTTATTTGTTAATTACGAATTACATTGGTAATATCCCTTAATGGACGACGCACTGGAGGTTGGGCTACTACGACTGGAGGAGGAGCTACGGGGACTTGAGGTTGGGCGGGAACTTGGAATCTGTGCATGTTTCCAAACAGTGCTGATTTTTTAGTAGAAAAATCTAAAAAAAATCAATTTTTTCAGAGTATGACTTTGATATAAAAAATAAATAAGACGAAAAATAATTTTTATATAAAAAATTCTATAAAAATTAGATTTATTTGTTAATTACACTGGACGATACTCTGTTACATGTTTATTTCTTTTGTCTTTTCACGTATTAATTTCAACAAACCTAATAGAAATTGCTTATGTGGTTCATCTAAGTTTAATCCTTGTATAAATTCTGGTGTTATATATACACGACGTTTCCTATTGAAAAGGTTTCGCTCATCTCCATTTCTTCTTGACTTATATAAATATTTGCAAAAATCATAATATGAAGAATATTTATATTTTTTACCATCAAATGCATTTTCAAGAATTTTTACATTTTTTAAATAGGTGTACCATTTATTCCAGTGTGGACTTTTTTTATCTTTATACCAATCATGTAAAGGAAGCCTATTATTGTCATCCGCTAAATAATCCCAATCAACATCGGGTAAATCAAAATCACTAGGAACTTTCCAGTCATCTTTGGACGCTTTTGATAATACACTATAATTTATTTTTCCAAATAGGTATGTAATTTGACAGACCTCTTCATATAGATTAATTTCATTTTCTGATAAATAACTTTTCATCTCTAGTTCAAGCTGTTTTCTGATTTTGTTATCACAAACATCTTCTAATAGATTAATTTCATTTTCTGATAAATGACTTTCCATCTTCAAAAATTTTTCTGATTTTTTTGACAAAAATTTTTTAAAAAATTGATTTTTTATAGTAATACGAAATTTATATTCATATTATAAAAAAATTTAGCTTGACAACAAAGCATCTTTTTGAAATGAGATGAAATTTTTATTTTTATCGTATATAGAATATTGTTTGAGTTGTCTTATACATGCTTTAAATAAACATCTCGATCTAAATTCTATTATCGTATAATCATAAAAGATTTTATAAGGATTATAAAATGAAAAAATTTCATAAGTTATGATATGATCTGGTAAAAATAATATATGTTTTTTCATACTTAAAGCTAGAAAATCTTAATTTGAATTTTAAATCATTTTTTGATTTTATTTTAAATTTTTTCCTTGAAATAAAAATGGATTTTTTTCAAAAAGATGAATGTAAAACATCTGAATCTAAATATGACGAAATTTGTTCACATAAAAAAATAACCAGTTCTTCAATATTATATGTTATCGCAGTTATATCAAATCCTGCAAGATTTGCAAGACGCTATGAATTATTCAACGAATTTTGTGAAAGAATGCAAAGTGAAAAACATGTAAAACTAATAACGGTTGAACTTCAACAAGGTTGTAGAGATTTTGTAACAAATTCAACTATAAAGCTACGAACGGATGATGAAATTTGGTACAAGGAAAATTTAATAAATATTGCAACCACGCATTTACCTGATGATTGGGAATATATGGCTTGGATAGATGCGGATATAGAATTTCAAAATAAAAAATGGGTTACTGAAACTATTGAATTATTACAAACCTATAAAGTTTTACAACTATTTAGTCACGCAATTGATTTAGGACCCAAGGAAGAAACTTTACAAGTACATGTTGGGTTTGGATATCAATATTGTAATGGGGAAATTTGGAATCTTCCTAATAAATATAATAAATTTTGGCATCCAGGTTATGCTTGGGCGATGACCAGAAAAGCTTATGATGGAATCGGTGGATTAATTGATTTTGGAATTTTAGGTGCTGGTGATCATCATATGAGTTTAAGTTTCATTGGTTTAGTAAATAAAACTCTAAATAAAAATTTACATGAAAATTACAAGTTATTATGTAATATTTTTCAAGAAAGATGTGAAACAGTTATTAAAAGAAATATTGGATTTTTACACGGTACAATTCTTCATCATTTCCATGGATGTAAAACTGATAGAAAATATGTTGATCGATGGGAAAT